GGACCCGTCAGCCTGCAGGAACCGGATGCGGAACGTGGTGGACGTGATGCTGTCGACGCCCATCTGGTAGCCGGCCGCGTTGGTGCCGGTGACGACGGTGGGTGTGAACCCTGCGCCGTGGGTGATCGTCCGGTAGCCGCTCGCGTCGGTCGCGCCCGTCGTCACCGTGCCCCAGTGGATTCGCTTGCCAGCCTTGGCCGTGGACGCCCCAGCCATCGGGACGCCCTGCACGACGAAGTTCTCATCCGCGCCACCGAAGACCGAGGTCTTGACGCGCAGGTCGTCGATCTTCGACGTCGGGATGGTGGTCGCCGACGCGGCGTGACGCAGCCTCGCCAGTGGGATTGCGGTCGAGGGGATCGTGGGATCGGTCGGCGTTGCGTTCCCGTCGCCAATGAGGACGCGAAGGCCACCGCTGGCAGTCCCCCCCGACACCGGGGACAGTGTCGCCCAGTCGAAGATGACAATGTCGTTGCGGTCGAGGCCGCCCATCGGGTTCGCGCCGAAGACGTCGAGGGTCAGCGGCGTGTCATTCACCAATAGCGACGCACCATCCAGCACCGCAGCCTGCGCCTCGCCCGCTCCGGCGCCGATCACCACTGATCCAGAGGCCGTGGTGGTCTGAGTGACCCCAAGCCCGGTGAGGACGCCGGTGGTGGCCTTGCCCGCGCTCACCTGCCGCAGCAACCATGCCAGCGACTTCTTCTGTGCCGCCTCATCGTTGCCCGCATTGAACATCTCGAACTGGCTCACAACCATGCTCCTTCGTAGCCCCACATGGACAGCTCGGCGTTAGGGTCGGCGGCGTCAGCGGTCCAGGTGATGGACCCGCCGCCCGTCGGGATGGCCAGCCACGAGCCGCTCGAGGAGACGAGGTGTCGCACGGACACCTGACCGTTGAGCAGCACGCGCCGGTTCGCGCAGTCGATGTCGAGCCACTGACCCGCGGCGAGGGTGGCCCCGTAGCGGATGGTGTCGCCGGTCTCGACGAGCGTCACCCGCGGGTTCGGGACCGGGCCGTCGATGCGCAGACGCGGCCAGTACGACGTCGTGCCGCCGTTGAGCAGGGTCAGCGCTCCCGGCGTGACCCCCGGGGCCACGCCGTAGTTCAGCGGATAGGCCAGTGGGTAGACCAGCCCCGTGCCGCCAGCGGTGCCCGACAGCGACGTGGAGGCGAACGTCAGGGGGCCGTACATCACAGGGTCGCAGGCGGTGACCACCAGTGAGTACGTGAACATGGCATCACGCACCGGGGAGACGATCAGCGCATCCAGTTCGACCTGCCGCGTTCCGATGCCGGCAGGGTCGGTGACAGTGAAGTCGGACACTCCCTGACCGCCCAGCGCGAGGATGGTTCGGCGCTCGGCCGCGGCGGCCACGTCAGTGGAGTAGACGGCCTGACCGCGCACCGTGATCGGCAGCGCAGAATCCTGTCCGGTTGAGGGCCATGCGCCCGACTGCTGGGCCCGGTCCTGCCGCTCGCGCCGCAACGCCCGTGACAGCCACCCATCCAAGCTCTGCACCGTGAGGGCGCCGCCGCCGGGCGACGTGCCCGTCAGCGGGAACCCGCCGAAGGCGATGGAGGAAGTCATCGCAAACCAGCCCCCAACGCGCGGTCGATACTGCCAGCCGAAACGACCGTCTGAAGGCGCACGCGGGACACGGCGGCCGCGATCGCGGCGATGGTCGCCGCTCCAAGCTCGGTGGTCTCGCCGCCGAGCGGGTTGCCCATCAGCCGGTTGGTCTCGGCAAGGATCTGCGTGGAACGGCCCCGCTTCGACGAGGCGAGCGGGATGTATGCCTCCCCGCCCGTCTCGGGCTCGGCCCACAGTCGCATCGCACCGGCCGGCGCGATCTGCGCGACGTGGTCCTCGAAGCCGCCAGCGGCGAACGCCTTGAAGATGTTGCCGTTGGCCGAGTTCTTCGTGCTGCCACCGGCGGTAACGGTGCCGCCGCCGGTGCTGGCGCCGTTGTTCACGTATCGGCCAATGGTGGTGACGACGACGGTCTTGTTGCCCAGCTGCGACAGCGCGTACTTGACCGCGGCCAGCTTCGTCAAGGCCGTGGCGTTGTCCACGTCCAGCTTGGTGGGTGGAACCTTCTTTGGGATCGCCATGAGCTTGTCGATGTATGCCGTCACGGCAGCGCGGTCCACGCCGTGCGCGACCGCGTTGTTGATGATCTGCTGGCGCATGGAGACCATCTGGGCGCGCGCCTTGCCCGTGGAGTTGGCCAGTCCGCCGTTGGCCTCCACGACCCGCTGCAAGTTCGACACCTGCCCGTTCAGTTGCCCACGCAGAGCCACTGAGGCGGCCGACATGTTGCTGATCGACGTCGTGGTGAAGGTGATCTTCTTGCCGGTCTTGTCGACGTGGGTGCCCATGTTGGCCAGGGAGGAGTCGAACGCGTTCTGCGCCTCGGCGGCGGATAGCGTCTTGCCGTTCAAGGTGTCCAGCGTCGTCTTCAGGATGCCCGCGGCGTCGTTCTCCAGCTGCATCTGCACCAGTGCCGCGGCGGCAGAGTCAGCCTGCTTCTGCTGGGCGTCGGTGGCTACCTGCAACGCGGCTGACGTGGTCCCCAACCGCCGCGACAGTGATGCGGTCGCAGCGTCGGCGGCGGCAGTGGCGCCGGTCGACTGCTGCGACGCGGCGGCCCAGTCCTTCTGGGCCTGCTGCGCCCTGGAGAACTGGCTGGTGTTAGTGCCGACGGTCTCGTTCAGCGTCTTGATCGCCGAGTAGGTCTCCGCAGAGGTGCGCCCGGTGCGCTTGCCGCCGGCCTCGAAGTCGTTCTGTGCCTTGGCCGCATTCTGCATGGCGGTCCCCAGCGACCGCGCCGCGTCAGTGTTGCCGAGGGCGGCGTCAGTCACGACGGACAGGCCGATGCCGAGGCGCTTGGCGGCGTCGTAGGCCCCGCTGTCCTGCAGCTGCTTGAACGCGGTGGCGCGCACGTTCTCGTCGATGGCACCGTTCGACTGACGGAGCGCATCGGTGTACGAGTCGACCGCAGCCTGGTCCTGGCGGACGGCCTCGGCGTGCCGGGTGTAGAGGAAGGTGGCGACGGCCACGATGGCGCCGATGCCTGCGGCGGCGATGTTCAGGGCAGCCATGCCCGACGCTGCCACGCCGGCGGAGATGCCCATTTTCACCAGCGCCGAGGAGACGCCCGAGATGAGGCCCGTGATGAGCCCGTAGGACTTGAAGCCGAGGAACGCCGCGGAGGCGGCAGTCGCCAGCGCCGACAGCACACTCACGGGGAGGGCGGAGATGATCTGGGAGAACGTCTGCAGGAGCGACAGGGTGCCGCCGCCCAGTGGCGCCAGCGCAGCCACGAGGTGCAGCGCTGCGCCGACGATGTCCTCGACGGCCTGCATCACCTGCGGGAAGACCGAGCGGACGTAGTCGCCGAACGCAACGACGCCAGGACCAGACATGAGCGCGGCGAACCGCTGCGACAGCCCATAGGTGTACGTGCCTACGTCTCGCATCAACGGCTCGAGCGCGATGAACGCGGTCAGCAGCCCAGATGTCAGGTTGCCGGCGACGCGGCCGGTGACGCCGGAGAAGTCGCCGATCATGCGAGTGAGGTCCGGCATCATCCGCGACAGGTTCGCCACCGTGTCCTGGAACGGGCGCAGGACACCCTTCGCGGCGACCGTACTGAGGGCGTTGAGGTCACCCTTGGCCTCGTCCAGAGCGGACGCGAAGGCCAGGCCGGTAGCGGTCCCAGTCTGCATCTCGTGTCGGATGCCGACGATGGCGAGCACGCCCGCTGTGCCCATGGCGCCGAATCCGGCAGCGAGACCGACGGTCGCGGCCGCGAGTGGCACGGTGGCAGGGCCGAGAGTGAGAATGGCCGTGGCCAGGGCGCCCATCCCGCGGCCGCCACGCTCACCCGACTGGCCCACCTTGTCGGCGGCAGCAGACGTCGCGGCGAGCTCGGTGCGGGCGCGACCCGTGTCGGCCTTGACCTTCACGTCGACGTTCTTGCCGTTGAGGTGGTCGGCCTCGGCGATGGCGCGTTCCATCTCGCGGTGGAACTGGTCAGCGTCCAGACGGAGGTGTCCGACGATGCCGCCGACCGTGGTCTCACCCGCCATCGTCGCCCTCCTCGTCTGTGTCGTTGGTGAAGTGCCGCCACAGGCGGGAGTCGGACTGCAGGAGGCCCGTGAGGATGCAGCGGAACTCAGCCCACGTCAGCGAGTCCCGCTCGAGGTGCAGGCGGATGCCGAGGTCCGCGAAGTCGGCCACGACCAGCGGCCACGGCTCGATCAGGTCTAGGAACCTGACTTCGCGGCCTCTGCCTGCGTGTGCTTCGTGGTCTTCCGGGAGGTCGTACCAGTCGAAGAGGCCGGAGACGGGGTCTTGCTCGCCGCGCCCGTACTGCTCGATGGCGTCGAGCCCGACACGGCCTGGTGCGCCGCCTGGATCGACGCTGCCAATGCTTTTGGGTCGATGCCCGACTCCCAGACGAGTTCAGCCTGCTCACGCCCGAACTGGAAGTCGGTCATGGCGGCGAACCCGGCCCGGGCGATGGCCTCGAGCGGCACCCTGTCGGCCACCATGTCGTCGAAAGCTGACCCGAGGATCAGCTTCCATCCGTCTTCGGCAGGGGCGTTGGTGAGTGACTCGTCCTCGCCGGCAATGATGCGCTGCAGCAGGATCCCGTCGGTGAAGCCGAGCGGTGGCACTACGTAGTGCTTTCCACCGATCGGGAACGTGAGGGGTTCCTGCGCGAACTCCTCGTAAGCCTTGAGCGGCATGGCTGTGCCTTCCTTCGTGGCTGTGAGGCTGTGAGTGGGGGGCGCGACCACAGCCAAGCCGCGCCCCCCACATCAGGGGCGGCTAGCCGCGGGTGTACGGGAACGAGGCCGACGCGCCGGTGGCGTTGGTGACCACGACGACCGCCGAGCCGGCCGAGCCGGCGGGCATGACGGCGACGATCGTGGAGTCCCCGAGGACCACCCAGGACGTCGCGTTGACGCCGCCGAACTTGACGCCCGACGTGGGCACGGTGCCGGTGAAGTTCTGACCGGTGATCGTGACCTGCCCGCCGGCGGCGACACCGGACGGCGACGCCGACGCGATGAGCGGGGCCGCCGCGGGGGCGTAGGGGTTGGCGATGGAGGACAGGATCCCGTCACCGGTGAAGGTGACCGTCAGCTCGTTGAGGTCCGCGACACCCGTCTTGGACTTGTTCAGCTCGACGATCGCACGGCCCTGCCACGCAGGCTCCGACGTCTGCACGGTGGAGTACCACCGCACGTAGAGGCGGGCGGAGTCGCCGAACTGGCCACGGGTGCCGCGGATCAGCGCGGCGGCCGGGTCCTCGGTGCCGGACGTGGCCTGACGGTTGAACTTCGCCGTCACCGACCACGCCTGCATCGTGATCTCCGAGGCCGACCAGCCGTTGGAGTCGTAGTTGGACGAGTCGACCTTGTTGGGGGTGATCTGGTCGTTGAGGTCGTTGAGGCCACCGAGCTTGAGCCAGTTGGTGGAACCGTCTGCGGAGACCTCGAGTCGGTAGCCGCGAGCGAGCAGGTTGACTGCAGGCATGAGTAGCCCTCCTATGGGCACGTCGATCTGCCCCGGTCGCGGCTGCGACGGGGTTGGTGGGTGGCTGCTGGGTTAGGGGGTGCGCCCCGCGCTGTACGGGGTGTTCACGTCGAGCTGGTAGTTGTCGGCGCGGGTGTAGCGGCGGTTTCCGTCGACCCCGGTCGGGACTGCGGAGACGCGCCCGATCTGGATGACGTGAGCGGTGCCGAGGTCGAGGGACGTGACCCCTTGCAGCGCAGCGAACGCGGCGGTGGCGATGGCACCGACGTCGAGGTTGTCGTTGGCATTGCCCCGGCACATGAGTTGCAGCCGCACCGAGGAGAGGTTCTGCACCGGGTGGTCTGTGGAGGAGTACAGCGACAGGCCGATGGCGCGGTCGGGCGCGGATGGTAGCTCGCCGAAGACGATGGCCGTCTCGTCGGTCGCGTATGCGGTGTCGTCCGACCTGTAGGAGCCGACGCCCTGGTCTTCGAGGTACTGGGCGATGCCTTGCACGAGGTCCGACTCCCAGTCGCTCACAGTCGCTCCCAGAAGTGTTTGCCGGCCTCGTTGATGGCTTCCTTGCCCTTGAGCAGCATGGCGGTCTCGAGGAACTTGGTCTCGCCGCCGTGCGGGTGCTTGAAGTGCAGGTGCTCGTGGATCCAGCGGGCGTAGGGGCCGTCGTAGGTGATGGTGGCGGTGTTCTTGCCGCCGCGGTAGCTCTGCACCATCGCCGTCTCGGCAAGATGGCCCGACTCTTTCGGGACGCGCTTCTGCGACTCCTCGTAGATGACCTCCAGGCCAGCCGCGGCGTCCTGGGACAGGTCGAACGCCCGCGACGCCACCCGCTCGAGCCCTGCGCTGAGGGTGTCCTCCCACGTCATGCCCATCAGCGGAGGTCCACTTCGAGGTGCGAGGGCCCGCCGAAGCCGGACGCGTCTCGCCGGCGCACGTAGTTCACGACCAGCGACCGCCCGTTGACCACGACCAGCGACTCGGGCTTGAACGTGTCCGCCTGCGACAGGTCGCAGAAGAACTTGGTCCGCGCCACAAGCTCTTCGCCGCTGGCGGTCTGCTCGCGGACCACGCCGTCGTCGAGGAAGCCGTAGACCGTCCGGGTGGGCGAGTAGACGTCGCCTTTGGCGCCCGCGCCTTGGAACGTGGACACGTCAGCGGGCATCGTGAAGAACCGCTGGATGCTCACGACGGACGGAGCCCCTCGGCGAGCGGCACGCCGTTGAGCCAGGTGACGTTCTGGTCCCATGGCGCCATGCCGTCGCCCGCGTCGGCGGGTGTCGGGTCGATGGTGAACGCGCCGGTGCGGCCGGCCATGCGCCGAATCGCGGCGATGTCGGACTTGGACAGGTACAGCCCGCCGACGCCAGAGGCGGCATTGGGTGCCCCGTAGGAGATCTGGGCCGAGCCGATGCCGGCCTGGTGCGCGGACGTGATGTTGGTGTAGGCCCGGCCTGCCGCCGCCAGGATGCGACCCTTGGCGGCGGCGGGTAGCGGCGACACGATGGACTCGGCCTCGCCCTGCACCAGGGCGATGAGCAGGGTGGCCCGCTCGAGGTCGATGTCCGCGAGTGCCAGGTAGACGCCGAGCTCGTCGGGGTACGCGATGGGGGTGCTCATGCTCGCCTCCTCGGCGTCTACCTGGCGGGTGGGGTCAGAACGCGGCCGTGCCCTTGGTGTAGAGCACGAACGCGTCGCCGGAGCCGACGACGAAC